TATGATGCATCCTTGCGTACCACTGCAGCTCTTAATGATGCCTACAGCAAGATGGCAGATACTCTTGGCCCGGTTAATGACGGGTTAATGACTCTTAAAGGAATTTTACAAACTCTTCCTAATGCAGGAAACATGGGTGGACTTATTGCCGGATTTGGTGGGGCAGTGGCAGGAGCTATTGGTGAGCTTGCAAAATTTGCACTATTAAGTAAACTGCTTACTGGAAGCAGCGGTATTGCTAATCTTCTTGGTAAAGGTGCAGGAATAGCTGGGGGATTAGCAGCAACTGTTGGGGCTGGCGCTATAGCAGGTTTAGGTGCAGGCGCTGTTGGTTACGGTGTTGGTAAGGGTGGTAAAGCACTTGGAAATAAATTACATACGTCTAAAACAACAACCCGTTTAGGTAGTGCTGCTGCAGGAGCTGGCGCTGGCGCTGCAACAGGTGCAGCATTAGGTCTTCTTGGAGGTCCTCTTGCCCCTCTTACATCTTCTGCTGGTGCGGTTATTGGCACAGTTGTTGGAGGTCTTGCAGGATTTTTTGGTTCTGGTGGCCCAAGTGATCACGGTAACTTAGGTACCGGAGCATCTGGTAGCTCTGCACCACTATCATTTTCTAGTCCTGTTCCAAGTGGAACACCTATTACTTCACCGTTTGGACAAAGAGATAATACTAAGCATCCTGGAATTTCATCAAACCACAAAGGTATTGACTTTGGTACTGCAGTAGGAAGTACACTAACTGCAGTTACTAGCGGACATGTTAGCTATCTTGGAAATGAAGCTGCAGGATATGGTAACTGGATTGAAGTTCAACACGATGATGGAACTAAATCTCGTTATGCCCACATGTCTCAGGTTAACGTTTCTAGAGGACAAAAGGTAACTCCTGGCCAACCTCTTGGTAAATCGGGTGGTAAAGCTGGTGCTACTGGTGCAGGCAACTCTACTGGCCCACACCTTCACTTTGAAATTCTTGATGAAAAGGGTGTAAAGATAAACCCTGCCCCATATTTAAGTGGGGCCCCTGCATCACCGATTAGTTCAGGCTCAGCTTCTGTAATAGTTCCTAAAGGTATTTCAGGTCAGTCTATGGCTATGGCAAAGAACGCCTCAGTTAAAAAGTCTGTAGGTAACCATGCAATTAGCCTAACAAGTTTGTCAAGTCCTAGCTTGGGAACTTCTTTAACTAGCTCAAGTTTTAATGAAGATGTTGGTGGACCTATTGAAGGTATGAATATTGGAACTGCTAGAGGCATGTCTAACGGAAAGAATGTCGTAATTAACCTTCAGATGAAAGTAAACATTGCTCAAGGAAGCGTTCAAGAAACAGATCGTATGGTTAGGTTGATTGGTAAGCGCCTTACTGAAAGCGATGTACTTAAGAAGATTGGAAGTGCTCTTTAATGGCTACCTATTATGCAGATGTTAGACGCTATCTTAGTACTGACTCTACCGCTTCAGTATCAGCACTTGCTCAACAACCTTTAATTAAACAAGATAATATTACTACCAATACGCAATGGTATGTATATTATGTAGTAGATGTCTACTCTAGTCAATCAAATTTTTCTACTTGGCAAACCGCAATCAATACTGGTGTTGGTGATAAAGGAACTTTAGTGTCTGTTACTGGTGCGGGTGGACCTTCTGGTTTTGCTATGACTATTGACGTTACTAGTAACTCTACAGATGCCAATGTAGTTCAGGGTAAATCTAGCAATGATAATTCTCACTGGAAAACTTCCTTTAGTCGTAAAGGCGGAACTACAAACGGTCAAGTAGTTGCTACACCTACTGTAGCTATACAGTGGAAAAGCACAGCAAGCCCTAACTGGAGCTCTATTTCTAATATAAATTGGCGTACCTCTAGCAATCTTCCCCCTACACTTACTTGGAGTACAGTACAAAAAGACCCTGTATTTCCTGCTGATGCGGTAGCAGCTGCTCCAATTAGTGCACCTATCGCTACTACACGTAATGGTGCTGTAGATGTAAAGGTTAAAGAATATACTTGGGATCAATGTATTAAAAAATGGGCTATTGTTGTTCATAAAAACTCTAAAAATTTAGACACTCTTTGGTACTGTGATATTAATGGTAGTAATGCTACACAAGCATTTACAGGTCCATCTTCTGATGATTTATCTACTAAAGCCAAGATAAGTTCATGGTCTACTAAAAATTATAATAAATTTAGAGAATCAAAGCAAGCAGGATCAAACTGTGGGGATCAAGGCACTCAACAAAATATTGCAACCCCTACCCCTACAGAAGAATCTAGGTGGAATCCGCCTCCACATCGTGATGCCAGAAGCAACTCTTTCTTTGAAAAATTGCAAACACGTGAGTATGAAAATGATAAATTTAATACTCCATTAGTAGCTTTTAAAGATTTTAATCGTGGGTATATTTATCAAGATACAAACGGCGCTGCTACTTTAAACAAGAATCCAGATAAGCTTAAAGACTTAGCTGCTGTTAAAACTGCTCAAAGGCTTTGGGGATTTAAGTTTATGTATAACCCAACTACTTTTAGCTATAGCACATCTTCTAACAATTCAGTTGACTGGACTTTAGGTCAAAGCGATCCTGCTACTTTGTTAGCAGGAAATTCTAATGTAACGTTTGAAGTATATATAAACCGTATTCCAGATTTAAAATACTTGCGTTTAACAAGCCCTAAAGTAGCAGAATCAACTGTTTACAAAAGATCTTTAACTCAAGTAGAACGAGATGGCATTTTAAACCGTGGTACAGAATATGATATTGAATTCTTATACCGTGTTTTAAATGGTGACCCCCTACAAAAATCTTTGTTATTAAACTATAGCGGTGTTACAGCCGACTTTGGATATACTACGGGTGTGCCGTGTTGGTTGGTATTAAATGAAAACCTACGTTATTTTGGAACTGTAGCCAGCTTTCAAGTAAACCACGTTATGTTTGATTTAAACATGGTTCCAATGTTAAGCACCGTAGCTATTACATTTAGCCGTTACCCAGCTCTATGGAATGATACGGCTTTGGGAACAGCAACATCAGCTAACTCTATCCATAACTACTTGGCTAATAATGGAAAGGCACCGGGCAAATAATGATTGAAAGAGTATCCCGCTATTACGATGGTTCTTTAACTCAGACTCCACATAAGTACACAGGAGACTACATCATCTCTGTGTTTAGAAATTTTCCTGATACTAGAACCCTTAACTACATTACTTATACTTGGAAAGATGGGGATAACCTTTCTAGACTTTCTGAGATATTTGGTGTTGGTGCTAAGTACTGGTGGGAAATTATGGAGATTAATCCTGAAATTGATGATCCTTTTAGCATCACAGAGGGAACAAAGTTAAGGATTCCATATGGCAATTAATGGAGATAGCCCTGCTCATAAGAATTTTGTATGGAACTCTAACGCAAAAGATAGTGACTATTCAGCATCCTTTCCTAAATCTCCTGACATGGATCTTATTCTTATTGCAGCTGATTTACACCAAGACCCTGAAGAGCATGATCGTTTAGTCTTGTACTATAAAGGTAAACCAGCTAATAGAAGACAAGCTTTAGTTTCTGGGGACCCGATAATCTTTACCTATCGTTCAGGAAAGTTAAAGTCTACCTGGCATGGGTATATTCACCATGTTCGTCAAGACAACTCTTGGCAAGGTGGTAATACGGATATCGTATGCGTAGGCGCATCTTGGGTATTAAAAAATACAGATCAAAAGGTATATAAAAATATAACCTCAGATCAAGTAATTTCTAGAATTGCTAAAAAACATAGTATGGAAGCGGTTACTCAAAGAGACCCAAGAGTAAGGGATCAGATTTCTCAATCAGGTCAAAGTGATTGGCAACTATGCAGAAGCTTGGCTAAACAAACTGGCTTTGCCCTGCTTACTGAAAATACAACTATTACCTTTGTTTCTAAAGATAAAATCTATCAAAGTAAAAAGATGTCGGCCCCATACTTTAACTATGTAGATGATGAAGTAGGCGGCGTAGTTCCAAGAGAATTACGTATGACCGGAACTATTCTTATCTTTGAACCTGAGATTTCCGACCAAGCTCCAGAAGCCGGGTTAAGAGTAGACCGAGTAGTAAGCGGAGTAAACACTAAGACTGCTTCTGCTGTAAAAGCTACCCATCCACATACAGCCCCTAAGAAGGGCAACCCTGGAGTTGTTATTCCAAGCAAAGCCTACTTTGTAAAGAAACTAGGTAAGTAATGAGTAATTTTTCTAAGAATAAATCTGATGGTACACAAGCTGCCGTATTTAAAAAACACCATCCTCATGAAGTAATTAAAGACCTAATCAACTCTAAGCATGTTGCTCAATCTTATAACGAAGCCAGTAAGTATCAGCATAGAGCAAAAGTTAGCATTGTAGGGCACGCTACTCTTCGCCCTTACGACCCAATTTATCTTGATGGACTTCCTAATGGTATGTCAGGGTACTGGACAGTTCTTTCAGTTGAGCATGTATTTGGCGGTCGTGTAGCAAACTATATTATGAACCTTGAAGTAGGTACAGATTTTATTGGGGATATTGATTCTAAAGCTAAAGAACGATCTGATACTAGAGATGTTCAAAGCGATTTTGCTAATCAGTCATTGACTAGTGCTTCATCTAAGTTGACCGAATATAACTTGTCTCCAAATGCTTCAACACTTAATCCTTCTTATGGG